CAGCCCTCGCACAGGAACTTCCACCCACGTCCAGCGGTCTCCCATGCCCACACCGGAGGGTGCTCATCGCACCCGTTGCAGATGTGTTTCATGATCGATCCTCTCTCTGCGGAGCCAAGAGGCCACAGGTGAGACAGCAGGATCAGGCGGCCCAAAGGGCCTGCCGTCACCACTCACCTGTAGCCGATGGCTCTTACAGGGAATTGGACTGTGCACGAACCGACTAGCTCACGTTCGGAAGCTGTCAAGGTCTGGGGTACACCCTGGACCGAGGCAGACGACTCGCCTTAAACCCTGACCTGACCGGCTGTGATCCCGACGTTCGGCGGTAGCATTCCCAATGGATGCGGCATGATCGCGCCTAGCGGTCGGGCAGCCTGTCAGCGGGTGGCAGGAGTAGCCCTAGCGGCGAGCGTTTAGCTCGTGCACTGCTCACTGTTGAGTTCTCAAGGAACGGCCCTGGTGTTCTCGACTCCTGCTACCGCCGTCCATACGGCGGGGAGCTGATCCCCGACGCATCTGTAGCCAGGCCCTCGGTGCCCATTACAGGCCCTTGGAAGGTCCCACCTGACACCTGTAGCCCCTGACCCCCGTAAGGGAGCCGTACCGGCTGCCGGTGTCCCGTGCTGGTGTTGCGAGAACGACTATCCTCCGATGCCGCCCGCTTGTCAAGCCCCTTGCTCTCGCCCTTAGGGCCGCCGGTCAAGCCGGTGCCTACCCTTCACCGTCCGGTCACATCGTGAGCGCGGAGTGGATCACTGGTCGCATGCGAGCGTATGTGGTGCGTGACTCGCGGGCCGCTGTGGAGTTGTCTGTCGCTCTGTCGCCCTGTCGTAGCGGCGACAAGCTCCAGAGACACCTTTGCAGCGGGTTACGTCAAGCATCGCAGGTCAGAGGCATAGCGGCTGAGTGACGATAAGGTGAGATTTGCTACTGCGCACAGCAACTCTCCCCGCATCACCGCAGGTCAAGTGATCTCGGGCGGGGCGACCTACAGGAGCCCCTCACCGCTGCTGACCTGGGACTACTATGAGTTTTCAAGATCTTTCTGGTCGCTCTGAGGAGCAAAGATCGTACGTTCTGTACAGAACCCACATGATCCATGGTGTCCAGCACGTCTGACCTAGGAACTAGGCCAAAAGATCTTCAGACTCCAGTGATTCCATGATCATCCATCCATGTTCCCTGCGTTTGCTAGGGGTGCCTGCACGTCACGTGAGAGGTGGAAGACACGCGCGTATGGCCTTCGATCCTGAGGCAGGGTGGACTGTCCCACCTTCAGATCCACGTCAAACGCAGCACATTGCCTAACAATCGCAGGCTAGGCGCACACATTGCCTACATATCTAAGGTTTGGCTGTACATATTGCACACATGAGCACACGCTGCGCTCACATGAGCAGGCCACGCTGGACAGATCGGGCTGGATCACCACGCATGCACCCAAGTCGGACATGATGGACGATGTGTGGCCATGTGGTGACATAGCGTACCCCGGGGTGTTAAATCGGGCGCGAGAGTGAGTGTGTGAGACCCCATAGAAATGTACCATAACATATCACCACAGAGTGACGATCCAGGGCCTCTTCGTCACGCTGAGTAGAACATTGGTAAAGAGTTGGTAACGCTGCTTGACCGTCAAGGCGTGAAACACCCCGTATAGAGAGTGAGCCCCTGAAGTTGTATATGTCGGACGTGAGCTACCACAGACAGACTGCTCCACCCGATAGACCAGGGCCCCTAAGGGCCTGGTCGTGGTCATAGACTGCCATATACATCCTCCGGATGCCGCTTCGCGGAATACCTCCCCGCCATGGTAGTCCACGGCCCTGCGGCCGTGGAGCTAGTACAAGTAAACATGGCATGCCGTATCAAGTGGAGGTACACAAGGATGGCCAAGGTCTACGTGGACGACGAGGGCAACCTCGTCGAGAAGGTGCAGCGGAAGCCGGGTCGCAAGGCGAACCGCTCCGTCAAGGAGAAGAAGGAGACCATCCTGACGTACATGCGTCAGGGGATCACGGTCGCTGAAGCCTGCCGAGACCTGGGGATCACGAACCAGACGGTTCAGTACTACAAGAACAGCGACAAGAGCTTCCGGGCGGAGTACGAGAGACTGCGCCTGATGAAGACGGCGGGAGCCGAGGCTGGCAAGGTTGCCGTGCCCGACTTCCCGACGTTCTGCGAGGAGTACCTCGACACCAAGCTGTTCAACCACCAGCTCCAGTGGTACGACGTCCTTGAGGGACGTCGGCCCAGGAACCTTCACGAGAACCAGATCTACAAGCCGGGAGACCCCGGCATGATCATCGTGAACACTCCTCCGGAGCATGCGAAGAGTACGACCATCACGGTGAACTACACCACGTGGCGGATCTGCCAGGACCCGAACATCCGTATCATCATCGTCTCGCAGACGCAGGAGATGGCGAAGCGGTTCCTCCGGGCGATCAAGGATCGACTGGCTGGCGCGAACCACGCGTACAAGAAGCTCCAGGTCGACTTCGCCCCTGAAGGGGGCTTCGACGCGAACAGTGCGTCGTGGACCGCCGACAGTATCTACGTGAACGCTGAAGCCCGTGACTCCGGTGAGGCTACGCCTACCGTGCAGGCTCTGGGCATGAACGGTCAGATCTACGGCAACCGTGCTGACCTCATCATCCTCGACGACACGGTGACGGGTAAGAACGCTCATGAGTTCGAGAAGCAGATCGACTGGATCCAGCGAGAGGTCATCAACCGACTCACCTATCCTGGTGGAGTTCTGCTCCTGGTGGGTACGCGCCTTGCGCCCGTCGAGCTATACAGTGAGATCCAGAAGCCTGAGTGGTACGGCCAGGACGAAGAGTCGCCTTGGACCTACCTCACTCAGCCCGCAGTCCTTGAGTTCGCCGAAGACCCAGACGACTGGATTGTTCTCGCACCCTGGACCAACCGACCCCCAGTATCGCTCGGAGCAAGAAAGCTGGTGGAAGCGAACGCAGACGGACTCTTCCCCTGGCACTCGGGCAAGTCGCTAGCCAGGCGGCGAGCCACAAGCTCGCCTCAGAACTGGAAGATGGTCTACCAGCAGGAGCAGGTGGTTGAGGATGCGATCTTCCCGGCTGACAAGGTTGCAGCCTCTGTCGACGGAATGCGCGCGGCTGGTCTCATGTCACCTGGTGCTCCCGGTCACAGGCCACACGGAATGGATGGTCTGTATGTCGTCGGCGGTTTCGATCCAGCTATCACTGGATACGCTGCTGCGGTGGTGCTCGGGGTTGACCGCATGTCCGGCATGCGGTATGTACTCGACGTCTGGACTGCTGGCAACCAGAAACCAGATGATCTCTTCAACAAGCTGAAGGACTGGACGGTCAAGTACCACATGCACGAGTGGGTCATCGAGAAGAACGCGATGAACCTGATGGTCACGCAGAACCGTGACCTCCGGAACTTCCTCGGCTCACGAGGTACGATCCTGAAGGAACACTTCACTGGCAACAACAAGAACGACGCCGACTTCGGTGTCGCTTCCATGAGCATGCTGTTCGACGGAGCGAAGGAAGATCGGGGCCTGATCAGGCTGCCGAGCCGCTCTCAGAACGAGGGCGTCAAGGCCCTCATCGAACAGCTCGTAACCTGGTTCCCCCAGACCAAGGCCAAGCAGGACACCGTCATGGCCCTCTGGTTCGCAGAGACGCGGGCTCGTGAGTTGGTCAACGACATCGAGACGGTGTTCCACCTGTCCAACGAATATCAGTCCCCCAGAGACCGGGACAAGCAGCACACCATCGATCTGGACTACCTCAGCCAGCAGAGCATGTATGGCGGCGGTGGTGAGTGGTGGGGCAACTAAGGAGGTATCCAAGTCATGGTCGACCTGTGGCTGCCGGGAGCTTCTCGGCATGACCTCGGGAACCACGGTGCGATGGAGGGCGGCCCTAGCCGCGCTACCTGGCATATCACCTCGAATGCGAAGGACCACACCTTCGCCAATGAGTTCGGGTGGTTCACAGGTGGCGGCGCTGGCGTAGCGCCTCACATCCTGTGGGATCCCTTCACTGGGCAGATCGCTCAGTTCTTCCCCGCTGACTCTCGGAGCCTCTCGCTCCAGAACGCTGGCGATGTTCGTACGAACCGGACCGGCAAGTACAACATCCAGATCGAGATTGTCTTCACGGCCGGTGAGACCGTGAACGGCAAGGTGTATCACACGGTGGCCGAGACGCCTCGCAAGAACCTCGGCGTCATCGTGAACTGGCTGCGATCGCTGGGCATTGTGGATGCCTGGCCTGGAGGTGAACCCAAGTCCTTCGCCCGCGACACTGTGTCGCTGGACACCTGGCTCCACAAGGGTGGCCACTACGGACACAACCAGGTGCCGGGCAACTCGCACGTCGATCCGGGCCCGCTCGGTGACATCTTCGGTGCTGCGGCCCCCAAGCCGACTCCGATCTATGCACCGTTCCCCGGCGACAAGTACTTCTTCTACGGTCGCACCAGCAAGCTGGTCACCGAGGTCGGCCGCGCGCTAGTACGCGCGGGCTACAAGGGTTACCGAATCGGGCCGTCTCCGGTCTTCGGGCCTGCCGACCGCCGTGGCATCAAGTGGTTCCAGGAGCAGCACGCCGAACTTCGGGGTGACGCCGATGGGCACTTCGGTCCGCTGACGTGGAAGCTGCTCAAGGTACGCAAGCCATCCTGACCTAAGGAGGTGACATGGCCAGTCTCGAAAACATCTTCTCCCGAGTCGAAGCTCTGCGCCGTGCTGCCGCCGACCGTGACCAGCGTCACCGTGACGTGCATGACGTGCGGTCTGGCGATATCGACACAGTCATTCCTGGGTCCATGCCTGAAGCATGGCCCAAGCCGATCGTTGCCAACCTGATCGACACGTCTGCCAGAGACCTCGCCGAGGTGATGGGTACCATGCCGAGCGTCAACTGCTCGACGGGTATCCTCACCACGGATAAGGCCAAGAAGTTCGGCAGCAAGAAGACCAAGGTTGCCAACTACTACATCCAGTCCTCCAAGCTGAACGCCGGTAAGCAGGTCGAGCTGGCGGACTACTACACGACGTACGGTCTTGCAATCTACGTCGTTGAGCCGGACTTCGAGATGAAGCGCCCCCATATACGGGTGGAGAACCCGATGGGCGTCTATCCCGACACCGACATGTTCGGCCGCCTCAAGAGCTACACCAAGGTCTGGAGGGAAGAGGCCATCCACCTGGTCTCCAAGTTCCCCGGCCTTGCTCGAATGCTTCAGACGAACTCGGTCGGCCAGACCGACCTCGGCTGGGCAGAGCGTGAGATCGAGCTTGCCAAGTACGTGGACGATGAGCGCATCGTCCTCTACATGCCCGCTCACGGAAACCACGTCATCGACGACATGCCGAACCCTATGGGCAAGATCTTCGTCTCCATCGGCCACCGGCCGGGATACGACAACGAAGTCCGTGGTGCGTTCGATGACGCGATCTGGGTCCAGCTCGCCAAGGCGCGCATGGCCCTGCTGGGTCTGGAGGCCACAGAGAAAACTGTACGCGCTCCTCTCGCTGTCCCGCGAGACGTGCAGAAGATGACCTTCGGGGATGACGCAGTCATTCGCACCGACAACCCGGACAAGATCCGGCGAGTTGGCATCGACGTACCGCAGGCAGCTTTCCAGGAAGGCCAGGTGCTCGAACAGGAGCTGCGCGTAGGAACGCGCACCCCTGAGGCTCGTAGCGGTAACGTAGACGCTTCGATCATCACTGGTAAGGGAGTCCAGGCCCTGATGGGCGGATTCAACACGGTGGTCACCACCGGCCAGACGGTGATCGGCGAGGCGCTCCGCTACGCCATCGAGCTGGCTTTCGAGATGGACCAGATGCTCTGGCCGTCTGAGAAGAAGACAATCAGGGGTACCGCTCAGGGCACCCCGTTCGAGGAGACCTACGTTCCCCGCAAGGACATAGGCGACGACTTCACCTGTGATGTGACCTACGGCTTCGCGGCCGGTCAGGATCCTGCTCGTGCAATCGTCGGCCTACTCCAGCTTCGTGGTGACCAGCTCATCTCCCGCGACTTCTTCCAGCGTCAGCTCCCCATGGGGATCGACGTCGTGCAGATGCAGACCCAGATCGACAACGAACAGTTCACCGACGCCCTCAAGCAGGGCATGATGGGCTACATGCAGGCCATCCCTCAGATGGCCCTACAGGGGCAGGATCCCCTGGATGCACTCCAGAAGGTCGCTCAGCTCATCGCCCTTCGGGAGAAGGGAGAGCCGGTGCACGATGCTGTTCTCAAGGTCTTCACCCCCAAGCAGGCCCCTCCGGGTGCTGCGCCATCCAATCCGCTGGCTGAGGCTATGGGTGGAGGTGGCCAGGGATCTGCGCCACCTGGACCGGGCGGAGCACCCGGCGCACCTCCTGGAGCTGGTGGCCAAGGACCGCAGGGACTCGACATGATGACCCTGCTCGCGGGACTGACGGGAGGCGGGAAGGCTCAGATGTCCGCCCGAACCCAACGCCAGTCTCCGCTTCAGTAAAGGAGAACCGTGGACCCTAACATCGTGTGGGGTACGCTCTTCGCCATTGGCGGAGCGTATGAGATCTACACCATCTTCAACAGGAAGAGTGGAGATACTCTGTCCGAACGGACACGGTCGCTATTCCGTACCAAGACAAAGATCGGCAAGACGGTCTTCACTGCGGCATGGCTGGCCTTCTCCGCCTGGTTTCTCGTACACATTCTAGGAGGATGACAGATGAGCACTGGTTACCACCAGGTCAACTCGTCCGCCTCGCATGAAGGTGAGCTGAAGGGTGAACTCTTCGCTGGCGACCACGGCACTGAGGGCGTGTTCGCTTCCCTGAAGGGTCCGGCTCTCACGCCGCCCGAGCTTTCCTTCTCCGAGCAGGACACCAACTACAACGACGGCCGAGTCGACAGCAACGGTGGGGCTCCGGTCCCGACCGCCTGGACGCACTCGATCGTCAACACCGGCCTTACCGGGCCGGGCGGTACGCTCGCCAAGTGAGTTGAGGAGGCTCCATGAGCACACCTGTTAGCGGTCCTGGACAGTTCTCCAAGAGGACCGACAAGGCCGTTTCAGAGGCGAACCGGAGCCTCCCCAACCCCGACTATGGGGAGCAGGCTGCATACCAAGAGCAGCTCCAGGGTGCGCCCATGGCTCAAGGCCAGGGCGCTCCTGATCTCAGCTCCATGTTCGCAGGAGCGGCTGATGGCGTCGTTGGTCTCGGTGAGGACACCACGATGCCCGACGTTCCCGTAACTGACGGAGCTGATGCTGGACCTGGTGCCGGGTCCGAGATACTCCCAGGAGGTCAGCCCAACCCTGGGCTCGACAAGCTGCGCGCATACCTGCCTGCCCTGGAGTACATGGCCGACAACGGCAACAGTGACGCTGCCCGCAACCTAGTGAGGCAGATACAAGCTCAGACGATGTGAGGTGACCGATGAGCAAGTGGTGGGACACCGACATGGCCGACGCAAGTCAGGCCCTGTACGCAGACCCCAACCTGGCGATCAACGTCGCCACGGTCCCTCAGAACCTCAAGCAGCAGCAGTCCGAGTTCAAGTTCGACGAGGAGCAGGCCCAGCAGGGCGGGGGACTCCTGGGCGGCATCATGGGAGTCTTCCACACAGCGGACTCCTGGCTGTCGAACATCCCCGGCTGGGGCATCGCTAAGCAGGCGGTGTCCTACCCGATCGACAAGACGGCGTCTGGTCTGCGGTGGATCTACTCCAACGCTATCTCTCAGCCGATCTCTACCCTGCTCCTCCACTCGGCCCACAACATCAACGAGGGTCCGTCCGGCGAATGGTCCGGACTGTTCTCCTGGGGATGGGGCGACGACTGGAAGAAGGCGGAGCACATCTCCCCCGGCCAGGCGTTCACGAACATCGAGAACACTGCTGCTGCCACTGGGCAAGAGTCCATCTTCACTTCACTGTGGGGTGACGCTGGCTCCAACATGAGCCAGCACGAGAAGGACATGGTCAAGCAGAACACTGACCGGTTCATCTACGACACAGACTTCTGGAAGAAGAAGGGCGGCTGGAAGTACAACGTCGGTTCCGGCTCCCTCGACTTCATGTTCAACGTGATCGATCCCGCTACTGGCGGTATCGTTCAG